CGTAAAGGAAAGCGAGTTTGGCGGGTAGTCGTGTTCATCCCATAAATTGGGGAGGTTCGACATTGTTGTTTGTATCTTTTCGGTCATTGCTCAATCGGTTTAAACGGGAACACGCAACCCCGGCAATACAATTCGCCATCCTCGAAAATGTCGAACGGGGCAAAAGGGATATTGGTTTTAACCAGCCATGAAGCAACCGGCTCTTTTGGCAACCAACTTGCCGACACCTCAATCCGGCCCGGCTTGCTTTCTTCTTTCACGTTGCCTTTTTTGCTCAAATAAACTACCGTTCCACCCCATGCGCCCGCCTCATCATATACCGTTCCCCGAAATTCGAGCAGGTCGTCGGACGCGCCAAAGGCGATGCAAAGCCCGTTTTCTTTTGCCAGGCGCTCAATTTCCGGCGTAGTTTCGTCGCCGCGTTGGCGACCGTTTAGCATTGCTGCAAGTTCTTCTTTTGTCATTTCGTTTCGTTTTTCATCTAAATACTTGTTTTGTTGCCCCAAAATATGCCAGCACGGTAACGACAACTAAACCGGCAATTATCCACCGTGTACGGTCGTCGTTAATTAGGTGCGTTAGTAGGCGTTTCATCCGAATAAATCAGTTTGCCCCGCGTCAATTGTTGCGGGCTTGTTTTTTGTGCCTTTGCCTATTTTATACCGGCCCTTTGCCTCACGTTCCAGCAAACCGGCGTTAACCATGCGGCTCAACCTGTCGCCTACGTGCTTACTGCCATTGTGGTAGTATTCGCGCCCGAACTCCTTTACGGCCTCCGCTTTCGTGAAGTAACCGCCCCGGCTACGGGCAAAGGCTAAGATTTCTTTTTGTTCGGCTGTAAGCATAGGACAAAAGTAGTACACTTATTTTGTTAATCCAAATTTTACCACAAAAAATGCCCGGAAAGTTTCACAACTCGCCGGGCTATTTCCCCAAAAATACCAAATAGAATACAAATATAACCATTCCCCCGATTAAAACAAAATGCGCCCCCACTTTCGGAGGCGCGCCCGTAATAACTCATGAAAAGTCTGTGGCGAAGTTAGTCAAAAAGTTTTGTTTGCTCAAAATTGTACATTTCCTCCGGGGCAAAAAGTACCGGCTTTGCAATATGCGCCTCAAATCGCTTTTGCATCGCGGCGAAATAGTCCGGGTCGTTTTCCCATGCCCAAAAATCGAAACCCATATCGTAGGCGGCTATCCTGTGGCTACCGCTGCCTAAATGCGTGTCCAGGATGCGGTCGCCAGGTTTGGCGTAGTTGGTTAGGAGCCATTTGTAGAGCAGTACCGGCTTTTGGTTTTGGTGTATTCTTTTCTGCTCTCGCTTGTCTCCGTTTTGCACCCTGCCCTCCTGCAGGCTTTTGCCTTGCATCATTCCATTCCACATGAACTCTATTTGCCTGACACTTTTTATGCAGTCTGTCCAGATTAATTCGCCGTCTGAAAAATCATTTTCGCCATTCACTTTATCCCAAAATATCCGCCCGGTACTTGTTTGTTTTTGGCTGAAAAGAAGATAGTTTTCTCCAAAAATTATCCGTCGGCGACTGACCCGGAAAAGTTCATCAAAATAAGATTGAGTAGGTTGTTGGTCGTCCCAATCCGCAATTTTATGAAAGGTTTTTACTGCCGTTTTTACGCCGTTTCGCTTGTCTATAATAAAGTCATTTCTTGCCCCAGGCCCCTGCTTTCTGCTTTCGCCTATTCCATATGGCGGGTCAATAATGGCAAGGCCAAAATACCCGTCGGGATACCGCGCCATTCCGGCCATGTTATCTTCGCAAAAAACCTCTGAAATTGGCATCGTATCAAATATTTTTGTCCCGCAAATATCCGTACAATTATTTAATAGTACAAACATTTTCCAAAAATAAAAAATCCGCACCCTGTTTCCAAGATGCGGAACCTCAAAATATACACCAAAATACCTTAATCTTTCTGCTTTGGCTTGCGCCCGCTGTTGTGGCGCGTGTCGGTTAATCTTGCCTTATCCACGTTCGCAAAAAATGCCGCCGGATTTTCGCCCGCCGTATCAACGATTACCTGAATAACCCTTTGGATTGAAAACAGGCGCTTACCGTTCGCCTTATTGAACAGGTTGGCCCCTTCAATCCATTGCCGTATCGAATCCGGGACGCACACCCGGCTCTGCCGTTCCTTTCTTTCCGTTTGTTCTGCCATTGTCTGAAATTTTGACAAATGTACTACCTTTTCGGAAAGTTGTACGGATTATTTTTCAGAACGGTATCGGTTCATCTAATTTCGGCCTTGCCGCTGAAAAGTCGGTAACCGGGAAAGCGGGTAGGGTTGCGCCTTGGTCGTGGTATTCGTCGGGATCGGAGAAGCCGCGAACGCCTGAAAAGTCAACGTACACAGAATCTACTTTCCGCATACGCTGTTTGGCAAAAATAATTTCCGCTTTGCCTTTCAGCGATTGCCCGTTTTCATCTTCAATGATGTTGTAATATTCGGGCCGGTAAAGAAATGTAACAACGTCGGCATCTTCTTCCAGGCTCCCCGAATCTTTCAGGTCTGACAATTGCGGGCGCTTTGATCCACCGCGAAGTTCAACAGCCCGGCTAATCTGTGCAAGGGCAATGATCGGTATGTTCAGCGTGTTTGCCAGTAGTTTCAGTTTCGTGTTAATCGAACCGATTGCCAGCGCCCTGTTTTCCGTTTTTGTGTCAACGATTTTCTGAATAAAGTCAATGACAAGGTACTGAATAGGCGCTTTGTAATGCTCCCCGTAACAGGTCGAAATAACCTCGTTGATATTGTTCGTTTTGTCCAACCAAACGACCGGCATTTTGTCTACATACTTCTTTGCGTCGGCTATTTGTTGCCGTTGACTGTCCGTTAATACCGTCCAATCGTCGTCATGCGTGTAGCCGGTAATCATCCCGATCAACTTAATTTTCGTCATTCTTACGTTCATATCCAGCGTAACAAATACGCCCCGCGAACCCTCTTTGCACCATCGCAAAATGTCGTTCAAAATATACGTCGTTTTCCCCATACCAGACCTGGCCGCAATTAGGTAGTAACAACCTGGCTCATACCCGATATTTAGCCGGGCATTGATAACGGTGTTTAGAGACGGCTTGCAAGGGTAGTCTATTTCCAGCCCTTGCATTTTCCTATCAAACCAATCCTCGAACCATACATCAACCGTTGCCGCTTCGGTCGGGTAGGCGTGACAATCGGCGATAAACCTATCCTGTTCGTCTTTGATTCGTTCGGCCTCTATTCCCTGCGCTATTCCACTTTGCGCGTATTGTGCGGCGCGGTGGATCACCCATTGCCGGTATATCGGCAGGAAGAAATCTAAGGCCGCGTTCAAGTCGGTGTCGGCGTGTCTCCCCTGAATCTCAAACAAGTCTTTTTCGGTAACATCGCCGCCCGGCTTGCAAACGGTGTACGCCGAATACGATTTCCCGGTGCCATAAAACTGCTCAAACACCGCACAGGCGGCTTTGTCGTACTTCGTCTGCTTCCACCACGCAGGATGGATTTTGTGCGCGGTAGCGGCGAAGATATGCGGCTCACGGAGTATTGCAGCAAACAACACTTCGGCGGCTGTGCGGTACTGCACTTCGATTTCTGCCCCGGCGGTGTACATATCCGGGTAGATTGGCCGCGATTGGCCGTTTTGGCGGTGGTAGGTTGGTGCGTGTTCCATAGTCAAACCGTTGGCCCGATTTCGGCTTTATAGTCAGTCCAAAGTTTTGACGCTGTTCTGCCTTGAATCACGGTATTTGATAGCCATGAAGCATACGCCTTTGCCTCTTGTTCTGCGTATTCATCCATCGAAGCCAATAAGTTTTTTACAGAATATTCATTCTCAAACTCAAAGTGTTCAAAATCAAACCCGTTTTTGTTGAGTATTTCTTGTTTTGTCAAGTCCATATCGTTTTATTTTTGTGAAAATTTCATTTTTGCCGCCACATACGCGGCGTTTATCGCTTCTTTGGCTTCCGGGCTGGCAGGCGTCCAAAACTCCTTCATCCATGCCTTAGCGCCATCAGTGCCCTTTTCGGCGAATAATTCCAGCCAAAGTTTTTCCAAGTGTGTTTCCATGTTGTCGCGGGCTTCGATGAAAGCGCGAGCAATTACCCGGCCCTGTTGTATTTCCGTTTCGGGGTCAATTTCCATGCTGGCTATCCAACCTCCACCCATTTCGGTTAATGCAGCCCAATCTTCCGCCGTCAATTCCGATTCGTGTAATTCCCGCATCTTAGCGCGGGCGGTATCCAGGTCAACCGTTACAATCCATTTCAGTGCGTATGTGAGGCATACCTCGAATGATTCGGCGTTGCCCCGGCGTATCACTTCGCTCCATGCGTTGTTGTACGCATCGGCATACTGCCGGGCAAACGCCAACACCTTGCGCCCGTCACGGGCAAAAACAATCCCCTCCCACTTTTCCCATGCGCCGTTATCCAATCCCCATTTCAGGCGGGTAACGTCGTCGGGTAGCAACATCGGCCCGTCATACAACTCGTCAATAGATAACCGCGCTAACAGGCTTATGTCCGTGATCGTGCCAAAGCGGCGGTGAATAGCCGTTAGGCGGGCTGTTGTTATGTCGATGGCGTGGTGCATGGTTTCAAATACTTGGCAATGATGAAAGCGGCATCCAATGCGTAACATTTCGGCCT